AACTTTTTTATTAACGATGAGTTCGCTATTTTGTTTATAATTTCTAAGAATTTCCCAATCACGGAGTTTTTCTTGAACGTTATCAAAATTTTCTTCATCATTTGCCTCAATGCCGAAATAAGTTGCGACAATCTTCATCGCGCGAACCAAGGTTATTTCTTCTCCTGTCTGAGCCAATGCTTTACGAACTAGCTCAAAGATGTCAAAACTATCGCCGCACTGTGTATAGCATCTGAAAAGATGCGTATTGCCATAGTAATAAAGTTTATGCGAACCCTCTCCCGCAGGATTGTGGCAGATTGTGCGCGACACAAAACACTCGCCTTGTGTCGCATCATAGCGCGGATCGCCGCCAAGTTCTGCCACGAAGTCATAGACTTGTTGAAGAGTGAGAGAGTTTTTTATTTCGTCTTTATCATACTTCTTCATTGATTAGCTCCTGTACTCTTGATTGAATAACACTCTCTTGTTTCTTCATCAATATCTGGTTTTCTATGAGCGCAACCACAATTAGACCGATGATAATCACACCACATACACATTCCTAGATGACCTTTCAATCTATTGATTGTCATTGTCCATTCAGGAATTTTGCCTATTCCGTCAAGAGACATAGGATCATCGATCACGGGAAGCTCTGCTCGCTTGCCGCGCTTAGGTTTTTCTTCTGTTGGTTTAAGCTCAATATAACTACCATTTTTAAAACGAATAACAGTTCTATCTGCGGTTTCGTTGTGTGTTACATACACTGGCTTTTCATCATATTCAAGATCAGACTTCAGTTGCGCGGGAGCTTCGGTTTTTTCACACTCGCAATAATCCTTGCATTGACCATGCATATCAAGATCAACTACATATTGATCACAGATGCCCTTATAATTATAAAGGCAAGTTGTTGCATTACATTTCACTATTGTATTCTTTTGATCCATTAAAACCCCTCCTGAAAACCTGACCAATCTGTTGCATCTATTTCTTCTCTATAAATTATTCTTAAAATATCTTCTCGTAGTTGATTACAGTCACCAAAATATGGGCAAGAGTTACAATTGCGTATTGCTTGGATGCAACATCTTACTCCTTCTTTTATTTTATTACGATGCCATTCTGAACAATTCATTCTTTCTCCTCCTTAAAACGCACTTAAATCTACACTTCTCTTTACATTAATCTTAAAGTCTTCCATCTCAATTAATTCGTAATCATACTTTGTTACAAACAGCGGATCAAATCTACATATGCCGCGCTTTGCATCCATCCATACCAACACGCCCTTCCAGCGGCCGCGACGGTTCTTATAGATACTCATTTTTACATTAGGCATAGCACAACCCAGTCTCTTAATAACGGGCTGCAATGCCTCTCTATCTTTATCCGTGATTTCAAGCATGATCATACCAGCGTCAATCTTGTCTGCAATTGCTTTTGCGCCACGAAGCAAGTTTTGGTCATAAACCTCTGCTTCACGATAATCGCCATTTAACTGAGTAGCCGACATAATAAACACACCATACTGATTACAAATATCCTTAAGTCGAACAGAAATCATAAATAAGATATTGTCCTCACGGAGTTTTACGCCACCAGAGCGGCGAGTGATTTCCTCAAGGATTTTCATTGAGGTATGAATATAGTCATGGAATACATACTTAATATCATTATCGCGGATATTCTTCTTAATAACATTTTCAATATCTTGAAGCGAGAAATCAGGCAATGCTTCAAAATACACTTTACCTTGCTTAAGCAAATCAACTGCATGCATCGCGCGCTCCCATTCGCCTTCCTCATACATACCGGTCAATAGATGCTCTTCATCAACGCCGGATAAGAAAGCAATCATCATGGTTTGAACCTCGCTAAGATCCTGCTCTGTTGCGATATACAAAGTTGCTTGCGGCTCACCAATGTTAATCCACTCTTTTTTCTCGGCGTCATACATAGAACCACATCCAATATAGCACGCGTCTCCGATCATAGAACGAGATTTACCAACACCAGTTGCCGCACTGCGCAAGTAGAACTTTTTCAATCTTGCGCCACGCAGAATAGTATTCATATACTTACCATAAAGCGGATAACCTAGCTCAGGCGCTTGCTTCAGGGTTTCAAGCAGCAATTCGACACCGGATCCCGCCTGAACTGCCTCATATTCACAATTGTCAACATAGGTTAATTTAATATCAGAAATCTTCTTGTCGATCATATCAGCGATTTCAACAAGAGTCATATTATCCAATCTATCCTCTTGATACTGCTTTTTCTTGGTATCAAGAATATTATCAACATCATACAACCAAGAGAGATCCATACCACACTTTTCGTTATACATACGAAGTAAGGTCATTTTCTTCATGCGGTCATAGTAATATTGAAATGCTGTTTGCTGTGTGCTTTCTTTAAGCATAGCAAGATATTCTGCGCCCTTGTTAACCTTAAAGTTAGCTTGTCTCTTAGGACGCTGCGCAAGATAGTCTTCAATAGCATTAAGAGTAATCTCTTTTGCACCAAGTGCATGAAGATTATAAATCGCGCCAAACAGAGTTAAGTGAAACTCTTCAACAAAATCTTCTTCGTGGAAGTGGAAATTTTCATTATCCAATAGAGATGGATCATTATAGATACCACCAATTACCTGCACTGTTGCAGGAATATCTACATACTTGCTACTCATACTTCTTCATCCTCTTCCTCATAATCTAAATTAAATAAACGCGGCGGGCGTCGTTCAATCCGCGGAGGCTCGATTATAAATTCTCTTACCCGTGCCACACACTGCGACACATCTTTATCTTCATTACTGATCGCCGCCACATACAGTGCATAATAATATGCGCACGCTTGATCATAAACATATGGAATGATACCAATGCCGCCATTTGCTTTCTCAATATCATTTCCTTTTAACTCAAACCACCAGCGCAATGTTTTACACATTCCGCTATAACTATATCCATAGGTGTCTCGATACTCTTTAATCTGTTTCCAAACTCTTGGATTAGGAGTCGAGCCAAATAGATGTTTTATATATTCAACGAGTTCTTCATAATCTCGCTCTTCTTGTGTTTTATTAGCTTGATGCTTTTCATGGCACTCTGTATGCGCATAACGATTAGTGCGCGGCTTTACAAATGGTTCTACATTTGCATCGAACGACACGCCACAATATAAGCATTTAACTATCTTCTTTGCCATTTTCTCTCTCCTTTACAGTCTTATATAAATATTATAACATATTTTTTATAAAAAATCAACAAGGCGCTATTACGCGCCTTGTTGACATATGATCATGATGGCATGATATCTCTGAGTTCTGTGACGATAAGGTCAAGTGCTTCAACCTGTTCTCTGGAGCATTGAGAAACTTTCACACCGCGGCCCAGATATTTTTCAATGATCTGAGTAATACGGGGTTGCCAGCTTGCCGCAAATACTTCTTCATCAACGGCATTGACGATATGAGAGAGAATTTCATTGAATTGAGCCATAAGAGCATCAAAATCAAGTTCGATGGTAGTCATATCGACATATAGATTATTGCGCTCTTCTGTGAAATACTGAGTACCCTCTTCAGCGGCTTGCTTATCAATTGCCTCGCAGATTGCATTTACAAGGTTCTGATAAGAGAAGACGATAGAGTCGGGAGTGTGCTTGAAGCGGCTGCCCGCTACGAAGCGAGGGGTTCCGCGCATAAAGAGTCTGACCTCATTGCCGCCATCAGGCAGGTCGATACATCTGGAATAACCAATGATGTCCGCCATACGGGAGACAATATTACGCGGCTTGCTATCAAGAGTAGGAACGATTTGGTTATACTCTTGACCATTTTGGTCTTTAAAGGTCTTATCAACTGCGTGAGAAATAATTACTAGACCATAGTTGAGCTGAAGGATCATACGAAGAGCTTCATCGAACTCTTTTGCGGCGAGCTTATAGCCCTTGCCGTATGCAATATCCCCGATTGTATCAACGCTATTGTTAGAGCAGATATAGCGTTCACAGTAGTCGTATGCGATATCTGCGGTGTCGATGATGATAGTTTCGAAACGCTCTTTAACCTTGGGATCCTTGAGCTGACGAAGGAACTTGCGGAATTCGCCCCATGAGTTAATGGGTTGCGCCATCGCGCCGGGAATGGTATTATAACCTTTCTCAAATGCGGCGATCAGGTGCTTAGGGAATTTTGTAGCAGTAGTGGTTTTACCAGACTTAGGTTCACCATAAAAGAACACTGCATACCCCCTCAGGTCACGAGAGACCTGATGGGGTTGAATATCAAGAAGATTAAAATCAGCCATTGATTAAAACCTCCGATTAGAATGTGAAGTTGCCAACCTTAGCTTTTGCAGCAGCAGGTGCGGGAGTTGCTGCGGCGGGAGTTGCCTTGGTTGCCGCATACTCTTCACGACGCTTTCTCATTTCAGCGAGCATAACCTCACGGTCGCCCTTAGCCTTAACGATCTCTTCGCCGGTCATTACCTCAGGATCGCCAAAGTCATATGCTTCCTTGGCGGTACCAGTGATGATCCATTCGCGCTGTCTCTTCTCGAAAGTGCGGACAGAAGACTCGCCAAACGCAGACTCTTCAACAGACTCTGTGATAGTTGTTGTGCAATTGATCTTACCCCAAACTTTGGTGTAGATAGGACCTTCCTCAAGATCAAGGCTCTCGAAATAGCTCATACCCTGAGGATTGCGAACTACGAGATCAAGAGGAAGGATCTCGTTGCGGAAGTTGAATACAACGCCGCGAACATTGGTATAATCCTCAGTACCTTTCTCTTCATCGCCCTCTTTGTGAGTAATTGCGGAAATCAACATATCAACCTTGAAAGAGCTACGCTCATTCTCTGCGGGAAGCTCATTTACGAAAGAAATGAAGCTACCCTCATTAACCTTTGTAGAAACAAGACGATCCTCATTGTTCTCAGTTACATAGAACTCGTTAAGACCAAGAGAACCATCAATCTTAACTTTATCTGCGGCATCCTTACCATCAGTGAGCCAAGTCTTAGGAGCATCGATCAGTCTCTTAAGAGCTGCGAAGTTAGGATTAGCCTTACCAGACTTGCTATAAACAGCAGTCACATAGGTGAAGTTTACGGGAATAACATTCAGACCCATTTCGTCGATTGCGACATTCACAACACCAGAGATAAACTCAGTGCCGGGGTTCTTAGAATTCGGGCGAGAGACCTTAAGCTCAAGCTTGTTGCGGCCATTGGGATCGCCGAAAGAGTGAACATAACCAGATACAGTAATAGTGTTTAAATTCTTACGCATAACATTTTCTCCTTAATTCATTAAAATTTCGTTTTTACTTTTTTAATCCGATACTTATATTATAATTAAAATTTTTAGTAATGTCAATCTGTTTCTTCTTTAGACTCAGGGAAGACTACGGAGCAGGTTTTGCCTACCTCGGTCAAAGAATAACAAATCGGACTACCATCAATTTTTTCAACATATCCATCAGTAATGAGCTTGCGGATAGAGCCGGAAACTGCGCGGGAAGTGATGAACATTCCTTCACCAATCTCCTTTGCCTTCATTACATTATTATAGTGCTGATAATTGTTCTGCATCCAGACGAGGATCTCCGCGCCTTTCTGCGTAAATGCGGGCTTCTCTTTTACTTCAGTTGCTTTAAGCGCTTCAAAGTAATCGACCGCCGCCTGGGGAATTGCATTTGTGGAATGGCTGAAAAGCGCCTCTACGGTTTCAATAAAAATTTCTCTGTTGGTCATTTAATAATTACTCTCCTTTTGTTTTTTCTGATATAATAATTATAATTTATTTTTAATAAAAAATCAATTAAAATGGTTTAATCTATAATGAACTCTTGTGCATAAGGGAGGGACTTGACCCATTCGCAAAAGCTATGCCATTCAGTGAGTTTATGATTTTTGCGCTGATGGTACATACTGCGAAGGTTTTCGTAGTTCATCGTTACAGTGCGGGTTTGAAGCCAACCATTGGGGAGCCAACGGACAAGCTCTTTCCAGTAGCGTTTGTCTTTTGTTTCGTTGTATTTAACACGAAGACTTTCAAGCATATCTAATAATCCATCTGCGCAAGAAATAAAATCATGCAAGGGATATTCCATAGGTGATGGATTATTAAAGATATCTACCATATCATCATAGTCGTCGGTCTCAAAGCAATCAAGCGTAATTGGCGTAGAAGCCAACTTGTGCATCGTGCTTGTGCTATTTGCAGTAGTGCCTACCTTATAGGTGTCAAACTCTTTCCACCAATATAGCGGTGCAGTAATATCAACAGATACCATAATTTGGCGCAGGAACTTACGATGCGAAGGATCTCCTGCATGAATCAGACGCAGAGCCAGATCCATATCGTTGGGTCCGATGATATTGTTTTCTGCAGCATGCTCGCCCCATTGTGTGCAACGAGTTGACATATCATAAAGATAGTCGCTTTGCTTGTGATATTCTTCCTCATAATCTCCATCAACCAGGTTCGCTAAATACTTTTCAGTAATCTGATGAATGGTTTCAGCCTTCCACTCTTCATCCATGCCATCTGCCCAAATATTAAAGCAGCTATCTGCTTTGCTCCACGAGGCAAGAGCATTGCGCATACCACGGAGGGCCCCCTCAAAATTCATTACTCTTGTGTGTTCAAATTTCATTTTACTTATTTCCTTTCGTTTTATTCAGTCCAAAATCTTTAGTCTGATACATATCAATATATGTTCTTTCTTTCTCATTTAAATCTGCGGCCGAGCATACTTCTAACACTTCAAAGGTAAAGTTCTCAATACCTTTTTCTCTTGTGAAAGCATAAAGCTGGCTGGTAACGGGCGTATCAATGCCAAGAGAACATTTGATATGCTCAATCCAACGATCTTTGATATTGCGGGCTTGGCCTACATAGGAAAGACCTGAGTCGATATGTGTAATTTTATAGATGCCACACGCGCCAACTGCGCCCGCGCGATTAGCAAGATCATTTGCTCTATCGCGGTAGAAAGTAGACCAGATAAGCATACGCAAAGGTCTCGGCTCACGTAAATTATGCTCAATACTACGCAGATACGATATATCGGT